ATATAAATACTCAATATCTCCATGTTGAGAGCTTGTAAGTTCATATATCTTTTGAGCAGGTCTTGATTCGTTTGCTTCGTATTTTTCACTTAAAAGATTTTCTAAAAAATTATGAGCATTTTTAGAGTGAATTAAATTACAAGCAAGATTATATCCAGTTTCAGACAGATAGCCATCATGGTGTCTATATAACCAGATATTAGTATTATACATTTTTATATTTATATTACATCTAGTACTCATTATTTTATCTCCGTAGTTATTGTTTAAGTGATTCGGAGTAAATCATATTGTAAATAAGCTGTCAACACACTTAAACAAATATTATTAATTAATTATTAACAAGAACAAAATAGGAACATTATGGCAAATCGTAGTAAGTATAACAGAGGAATAGTTGAACCAATACTTGAAGAGCTTTCAATAGGTAAGACTATAAGAGAGGTTCTCAGCGTTCCAGGGCGTCCGGTCTGGAGTACGTTTAGAAGCTGGTTAAATAAGTACCCTGATTTGAGAGAAAAATATAATCAAGCTAAACAGGACGGTTGCGAATATATTCTGTGTAATGCTGAAGAGTATATTAATAAAAGCATTAGTAAATCTCAAAATGAAACAGATAAAAATTTAAGGCCAGACTTAGCGCAGACTCATTTGATTAAAGCATATTTAGATTTAGCTAAGTGGAAATCGGAACGTTTAGCAGCTAAAATATACGGCAAAAAAGACAGTTTAAGTCTCTCAGGGGATAAAAAAGACCCAATTGTTATTAAGTGGCAGGATTAATTATTAGTTGTTTTTTAATTAAAGCTGTTGATTTTATTGAGTGAGTTGGTTTTTTTTGCAAAACATACACACAACCAAACACTTGCAACTTATACGCTAGTCAGTTCATTACTATTGATAACGTTTAATTATCACTAGTAATAATAACCTTAATATTTACGCTGTTGACAAGCTATTGTCTAAAATTGGTGATAACCATTTACTTATCGGAAATATACTAATGGTTGTATTTAACCAATTATAAATAGGAATTGCTAATATAGGGGGTTTTATTTGACCCCACACCACCAAAACTAGTTGCCGACCCTAGCAAAAGTGATAGGAAAGTACACACATACAAACTATGAAAACCCAAATGAAAAAACAGAAATACAAAGCACTAGTCATGGTTGATGATGTTACTAACTCAGTAATAGTTATGTTTAATGGATTTGAAGATTACGAAGATGCTTGGTGCTTTAGCCAACATATCCAAGAAGAATTACAATTAGATAAGATACCGCTTGATAAAACTATGACTGTCCACTAGAGATAGGGGGGGTTTTGTTTTAAAATGCCAGTATTTGAGATTCCATATAAGCCAAGAGCATTGCAAAAAATTTTGCATGAAAATATCTCTAAGCACCGATTCTCCGTATTGGTCTTGCACCGAAGAGCTGGTAAGACTGTGATGTGTATTAATCACATGATTAGAGACGCAATGTACTCTAAGACACCAAATTCAAGATATGCATTTATATCGCCTACCTTTAAACAAGGTAAAGCAACAGCTTGGGATTACATTAAAACTTTTGCTGGCAAGATTCCTGGTGTTAAGTTTAACGAATCAGAATTAAGAGCTGACTTTCCAAATGGTGCAAGAATTACAATTCTAGGTGCTGAGAATGACCAAGCATTAAGAGGTATATTTTTAGATGGTTGTGTTTTAGATGAAACGCAAAGCATTGCACCAAATCTGTTCCCTGAAATCATAAGACCATCTTTGGCAGATAGAAAAGGTTGGTGTGTATTTATTGGAACGCCAAAAGGTAAAAATTATTTTTTTGATTTATACCAATATGCCCAAAAGACAGAGGGTTGGTATTCATCAATTCATAAAGCATCTGAAACAAAGATATTAGACGATGATGAATTAAAAGCTGCAAAGTCAATCATGTCTGATGATTTGTTTGAACAAGAATTTGAATGTTCATTCCAAGCAGCAATAACAGGTTCTTATTATGGATCTATTATTGAGAACTTAGAAAAGACAAATAGAGTAGTTGATAATTTATACGACAAAGCACTACCAGTTGAAACATGGTGGGATTTAGGAATGAATGACTCTACTGTGATTTGGTTTGCACAGCGATACAAAGGTGAAATAAGATTAATAGATTTTTACGAAAACGCTGGAGAAGGATTAGACCACTACGCTAATATTCTTGAAAGCAAAGATTATAAATACTCAAGACATATTGCTCCACATGATATTAAAGTTAGGGAGTTAGGCGCTTATGGTAAATCAAGATTGGAAACTGCCTTAGAATTAGGTATATCATTTGAGGTTGCACCAAAACTATCTTTAGAAGATGGTATTGAAGCTGTAAGAAAGTCTTTGCCTAATTGTTGGTTTGACAAAAACAAATGCCATTATGGTATGGAGTGTTTAAAATCCTACCAAAAAAAATGGGATGAAACAAATCAATGTTTTAGAAATAGACCCACACATAATTTCGCAAGCCATGCCGCTGATGCTTTAAGAACAGGTATTGTAGGTTATGGAATTGAGATGACAAATTGGAAAAAAAAGATAGAAGTAAATACTAATTATATAATTTAATATGCCAAAATTATCAAATGAAGAAATAAAAGCTATTCTTAATGCTGAGATTAACGGAGCATTAGGTTATCTTGGTGGACAGTTATCTGAGCAAAGAAAAAAATCCATTGAATATTATTTAGGTGAAAAACTTGGAACAGAAATAGATGGTCGTTCACAAGTAGTATCAACAGATGTTGCAGATACCATTGAAACAATATTACCAAATCTGCTCCGAATTTTTACAGCATCTGACAGAACAGTTATTTGCGAACCAGTAAAAGCAGAAGATGTTCAACTTGCTGAACAAGCAACAAATTATATTAATTATATCTTTAATAAAGATAATCCAGGATTTACAATTTTATATAATTGGTTCAAAGATGCTCTTTTAGAAAAGAATGGTATCGTAAAAGTTTATTGGGAAGAATCTCAAAAAGCTGAACATGAGACTTATGAAAACTTAAATGAAGATTCTTACCAATCTATTATTAATGAAGATAATGTTGAAGTTTTAGAACATGAAGAAGAAGAAGATGAATCTCAAGATGAACAAATAAAAATATTAGAACAAGTTGCTAGCCAACAGGGTCAAGTTTTAAATTTACCAAGACCAAAACTTCATCATATTAAGATTAAAAGATATTCAAATGAAGGTAGAGTTAAAATTGAAAACGTACCACCAGAAGAATTTTTAATACAAAGAGACGCTAAGACAATTGCAGAAGCAAACTTTGTAGCACACCGAACAACAAAGACTAGAACTCAATTATTAGAAATGGGTTATGATTCTGAAATAATAGATTTATTACCTAATTCAGATGAAATAGTTTTTAATTCTGAAAAGCTAACTAGATTTTCTGATATTGACGAATATCCTTTTCGTTCATCTCCAGATAAATCTACTGACCAGATAGATGTTTTTGAATGTTATGTAAGATTAGACTTTGATGGCGATGGTCTTGCAGAATTAAGAAAGATTACAGTTGTAGGCGATAGTGCAAATGATATTTTAGAAAACGTTGAAGTAGATTCTGTTCCTTTCTGTTCATTAACTCCAATCCCAATGCCACATAGATTTTATGGCAGATCGGTTTCTGAATTAGTACAAGATATTCAATTAATTAAATCTACAGTTTTAAGACAGTTGTTAGACAATATGTATCTAACAAATAATAATCGTATTGCGATTATGGATGGAATGGTAAATCTTGATGATTTACTAACGGCAAGACCTGGTGGAGTTGTAAGAACAAAACAACCACCTTCTCAAGTTATGTTGCCAATGCAAAACCAAACAATATCTCAACAAGCATTTCCATTACTTGAATACTTAGACACAGTTAGAGAAACTAGAACTGGTGTTACAAGATACGCACAAGGATTAGATGCAGATAGTTTAAATAAAACTGCAACAGGAATTAATACTCTAATGACGCAAACTCAAATGCGTATGGAGTTAATTGCTAGAATATTTGCAGAGACTGGTGTTAAAGAATTATTTGAAAAGATTTTTGAATTAACGGTTAAATACCAAGAAGTTGAAAGAATGGTACAATTAAATAATGTTTTTGTACCAGTAAGACCAACTGAATGGAAAGATAAATATAATATTAATATTGTAGTTGGATTAGGTTCTGGTTCTAAAGAACAGCAATTAGTTATTTTAAACAGTATTCTTGAAAGACAAATTCAAGCATTTAATTTGCAAGGTGGAAAAGAATTTCCAATGGTAACGTTAAAGAATATTTATAATACGTTATCTAAAATGGTAGAAAATGCTGGTCTTAAAAATACAGAGAATTACTTTGTTAATCCAGATGTAGGTATGCAATATGTTCAACCACCGCAACCGCCAGCTTTAACTCCTATTGAAAAGATTGAATTTACTAGAATAGATTCTGAAAATAAGAGAAAACAAGCTGATTTAGAGTTACAATTTAGAGAATTGCAAATGAAAAACTCTCAAATGGTTCTTGACTTTCAATCAAAAATAAAAGAATTAGAGTTAAAATATAATACACAAATAGATTCTGCTAAACTAAAACAAGAAGCTGATTTGAATAAAATTATAGTTTCAAATCTGTCTAAAAATTTTGGTGCAGCACAGAAAGCTACGCAAGAATTTGGACAACAAATACAGGAATTAAATGCAACAACAGGATCAAACGAAACTCCAATCGGAAGTTAGTAGATCAGAAAAAGCAAGACTTGGTTTATCAAATCCAATTTTTGTAGAAGCAATAGAGAATTTAAAGAAATTGTACTCTCAAAGTCTGTTAAATACAGGCGTTAACGAAGAAGCAACTAGAGAAAAATTATGGTTAGCTTATCAAATCGTTAATAAAGTTGAACAACACTTTATTGAGATTATGGAAACTGGAAAACTTGCTAAGAAGCAATTAGAAGATTTCAGAAAATCCATAGAGGGTCAAAAATTCTAATCATCAAGTTAGAATAAGTCAACCGCATATAGCGGAACTTCAACCAAACAAGGAGACAATAATGTCAGAGTTACAAGCCAACCCTGTTAAGGGAGCTGCGTCTGATGTGCAGATAGCTGCAAAATCAATTTCTGGATTGCTTAATCCGCAAACCGGAAAAGTAAATGAAAAAAAAACTGAGGTTCAAACAACCGAAGTTAAAAAAGAACCAGAGCAAACAGCTCCAGTTCAAGAACAAAAAGACGTTACTGAAGAACCAATAACTCAGGAATCTGAAACAGATCAACCTGAGGTTCAAGCAGAAACGCAAACAGAAACCGAACAAGAGACTAGTGAAGTTTCTGAAACTGAAGTATCTGAGGAACAAACAGATGATATTCAGAAAGAACCTAATTCCACCTATACTGTAAAAGTAGCTGGTCAAGAATTAAAGGTTACCTTAGATGAATTAAAAAAAGGTTATTCCAGAGATGCTGACTACCGTAGAAAGACAGAAGAATTATCTTTTGAAAAAAAGCAATTTCAGTCTGAAACGGATCAACAAAGGCAAGACTATTCCAAACGTTTATCGGAATTAAACCAAATCTTAGCTTTTACACAACAACAATTAAATTCAGAAGAAATTAATATTGATCTGAATAAATTGTATGAAGAAAATCCAGTTGAAGCTACAAAAGTAGAACGTCAACTTCGCTTAAAAAAAGAGAAGATGATAGAAGCTGCTAGTAAGTTACAACAGGAACAACAAAGACAACTTAGTTCATACGTACAAGAGCAACAAAAAATCTTGGCAGAAAAAATGCCAGAGTTTAATGATGCTCAAAAAGCTAGTACAACAAAAACAAATCTTAGAAATTTTTTAAGTTCTTATGGATTTAAAGATAATGAGATTGCACAAATCTATGACCATAGAATTGTGATGTTGGTAAATGATGCTTTAAAATATCGTAATATGAAAAATGTAAAACCTGTGTCAGCTGCGCAAGCATCTAAACCAGGTAAGTTTTTATCTTCAGGTGTGAAAAAAGATAGTGGTGATATTAACTTCCAAAAGCGTAAAGAAAAGTTGGGTCGTCTCAAAAAATCAGGCAATGTCAACGATGCGGCAAGCATCTTCTATGACATTATAACCAACAAAAAATAAAAGGAGACTAATATGGCTCAAGTATCAGGCACATATAGTAAGTACGATGCAGTTGGACTTAGAGAAGATCTTTCAGATATTATCTATAATATATCTCCAACTGATACGCCTTTCATGTCAAGCATCGCTAAAACTAAAGCGACTGCTGTTAACCATGAATGGCAATTAGACTCATTAGCAGCAGCTAGTGGTGCAAATGCTCAGATTGAAGGAGATGAAGTATCATTCTCTGCTCCGTCTAGCACAACAAGAAAAGGAAACGTTACTCAGATTGCTACAAAATCTGTTATCATTTCCGGAACGTTAGAAGCGGTTAACAAAGCTGGAAGAAATTCTGAGCTTGCATACCAAATCTCTAAAGCATCAAAAGAGCTTAAAAGAGATATGGAAACATCGCTTTGCGACAACAATGCTCAAGTTGCTGGGGATGACTCAACAGCTAGAGAACTATCAGGACTTGGCTCTTGGTTAAAGTCTAACCAAAGCGCTGGATCTAGCGGATCTGCTCCAGGAACTTCTGGAACAAATGCTAGAAGTGATGGAACTCAAAGAGCTTTCACAGAGGATCAACTAAAAACTGTTATCAAATCAGTATGGGATAACGGTGGAGACCCTTCAATGGTTATGGTTGGTTCTTTCAACAAGCAAAAACTATCTGGTTTCACAGGTGGATCTACAAGATTTGACCCAGCTGAAAACAAAAGATTAGTTGCTGCGGTTGATGTGTACGAATCTGATTTCGGTGCTTTACAAGTAACACCAAACAGATTTCAAAGAGCTAGAGATGCTTTCGTAATCACTCCAGATTTATTTGCTGTAGCTTTCTTAAGAGATTTCTCTTTAGAAGATTTAGCAAAAACTGGTGATGCTATGAAGCAATTCTTGTTAGTTGAATACACTCTTGAATCTAGAAATGAAGCTGGTTCAGGAATTGTTGCTGACTTAACAACATCATAATAAATAAATTATAGTAGGGAGTAGAAATATTCCCTACTATATTAACTTAACTTAGTTTGGTCTTTGAAGTCTAAAGACGGAACGAAGCAAACAAAGGAAAAATAAAATGAGAACATTAAACGACTACTTTTTAACTGCTAGATTAGATGACGTATCTGCTGCTAGTTCAGTTAATATTGCTGTACCTGATGATGGAAAAATTATTAAAATTATTTCTGTATTAGGTGGCGCAATCACAACAGCTAACGCTGCTGTAACAACTGCTATAAATGGAACTACTGTAACAGGTGGTGGATTTACAGTTGCTCACTCAGGATCAGCTGCAGGAGATATTGATACTGCTGAACCAACGGCAGCTAACAATGTTTCTGAGGGTCAATATATAACAATTACATCAGATGGTGGATCTTCTACGACTCAACCATTAGATATAACAGTTATTATAAGAAGATAATCATAGTGGGGATAGCAATATCCCCATTAAACTAGGAGAAAACAAATGGCA